GTTAGTAGTAGCTCGCATATAGACTGGCAGATCAGGTGCTGTACTACGCAAACGAGATCTCATGTAGTCCCACGCAAATGGCGTATGCCACTGTGTCAATTCGTCGAATCCAATCCAACTAAAGGCCTGTCCTTGGTAACGTAATACGTCATCGTCCCTGTCGAGATATGAGAACCATAGCCTAGCTCCACTAGGTGCAGTCCATTGCATCTTACGCTCTGACCATTTAATACCGGGCCAGATCTTCGGATACATCTCCTGAGACTTCCAAACGAGTTCTCTTAGTTCCTCATTCGTATGTCGTAGTAGCAGTCCACTGAAAGAGGGATGACCCATAAATCGTAACGGGTCAGCCAACATTGCATAAGACTTACCACCGCCTGCGGCACCTCCATACAGAACCTCCCGTTCCCCTGCGGCCAAGAACTCTGTCTGTGGGCCAGCATTTGGTTTAAATATTACGTTGTGTTCTTCTTCAGGACGTATCGGCTCAAACTCATCTGGAGCTTGGGGATCTTCCTTCACTTCAATGTTAGGTAGCGGTTGACTCTTCTTCGTGCTCTTCGCTGACGATGCGCGACTTCCTTGCGCCGAGACGCGACCTTTCGAGGGTTTCCGCTTTGGAGATTGCCGCTTCGTACCTTCTGGCCCATTCACGGAGAGTTGCACTTCGTCTTTTGTGGGATTGCTCACTATCTATTCGCTTCTTTAAACCCATATGAGAAATGCTACGGCCTGTCTGTTTAGTTAGCCAGTTAGCAACTTCTCTGTAGCTGTATTGCTTTAAGTAGTCTTTTGCTTTCTCTAGTGCTCTTAGTTCCCTAGGCACTGGTAATAACATATCGTTATCATCAGGGTCTTCCTTATAACCAAATGGAATAGTACGTGCTATTCTTGGAATACTAAGAAAGTCCTCATCTGCGATTGTATTCTCTGGCTGAGGAAGTATCCATTTACCTGTGGATCTATTCGTCGTCATGTTCTTCAGGGCGTTTAGGTGGGAGAATCATTACACCACCAGAGGATTCTACTTGGATCTTCTCAGACTTAATAATACCTACACGATCCATCACTTCTTTAGCCGCTTGCATCTTTTCTTTGATGCCTAGTTCAGTAGGGTCATGTAGTGCACCTACCATTGCCATTGCCGCACGTGGGGCTGACTGTGCTAGGTACATATTGGTGCGCTCTAAGATTTCATCTTTCAGTGATTCAACAATACCAGCAGTATGCTGTGTAGGCGAATAGCCTGCTAACTTCTTAGCTTCCACCATACTACCACGTGCTTCTTCAAATAGCACGTCTAGAAACTTCTGTTGCTTCTCTGTGAGTTGGCGTTTACCGGCCATCTTAATTTACCTTCCTGTGTGGTTTTACTTTCTGCGCTACCTTCTTAGGCTGTGCGGAAAATTGTTTGCCTGCGGCTTTCGCTTTCCGCTTGGCTCTCGTAGTAGCCGCATACTCGCTCGCCGAAAGACTTGTAATTGCTTTCGCCGGTAGATATCGCTCCCCTGTAGCTTTGGGGCCTTGAGTAGAGGGCTTCCCACTTTTGGTACGCCACTTCTGCTTTGTCCAAGCCCTTAAAGACTTCTGGGGTGCCTTCATGATTTGTATCCGCCACCCTTTGCTTTGTATTGCTTTGCGAGCATTTGAGCTTTTCTGGCTGACCACTGACCGGGGGCACCACCCTTTCCGCCTGCTTTAATAGTGTTGAAAAGTCCTTCGCGCATACCGGGCTGTGTGTAGTTACCTGCGGCATTGACTGTGCTCCCACCCTTAGCCATGTTCACGGAATTGTACGGACCACTCTTCGCCATGCCACCACCCATCATATGCTTCTTGATTTCTTTAGGTGACTTGCCCGCCTTCTTCATTGAGATTGCGACAGCGGCTCTTTGCTTAGGGTTTTTGTAGGGCATAGTTTATCCGTTAGGTAAGAACACTTCTTCAACGGTACAGATAGAATCAACGTCCGGTACACCGGCACCGGAAGTAGCAGTTGTTGTGATTTCAATTCTATCACCAGATTCAAGTACGATGAAGGAGCCACTCAACTGTAGGTACTCGCCAACAACTAAGTTCTTTCCACCGATGATGTGTGTGTAACTTGAATCTTCCACATGCCACCAGTCAACTGAAAAGTCAGATGCGTTAGAGCCTACGTTAGATACGAAGATAAGAGACATATACGCAACCGTGTTAGCTGGGCACGTATATAATATCTGCGTTACATCGTCAACTAAGTTATGCGTATGACTGCTTTTGAATCGACTGGGGCGGGTGACGTTTAACGCCATGTATTAGCCACCCATCCGCAAACGCTTAGAACGCTGTGCTGGTGTTTCAACTGTAGCGGTAGATGCCTGTACAGACTGAGGCTGTCCCATTGGAGGACCAACAACCCTAGACAAATGGTCAGTCACCTGTCCGCCTGTTGCGTAGTTATGCTGATACATCTTACCACCACGACCACGGGCCATACCGCCATCTGCCATCTCAGTACTACCGGATGGGAAGTTCTCTTGTCCTTCCTTACCACCACGATCTCTGAGCGCAACACGAGCGAGCATTGCATCACGGTCTTTACCGTTTGCCATTGCACGGACTTGACTCAAGCCCTGCTCTGTTTTTGTTTTCGCTTTTAGCTCAGCGAGGCGAACGTCATCAGGTTTAGTTTCTTCAGCCATTATGATTTACTCTTTCCGTTTGGTGCAACTGAAGCTCCGCAGTTAGC